TAGATGTAAGACCCCTGCTCTAGCTGAAGGGATTACAATAAATTTTCCGCAACCGATTTTATGTAAAGATGGAGTTTATACAGCCTTCACTACTGAACACGTTGTAGCAGCGACAGTTTTTCATAGTGGTGGAAGTAGCAACTAGGAGGACTAAGTGGCTTTTTCTGGCACAACTACATTCGAGAAGACATTCTCGATAGATGAAATTATTACTGAGTCTTTTGAAAGATTAGGATTTTTTGATTATTCCGGAAATGATTTAAGATCAGCTAGAAGATCATTAAATATTTTATTTCAAGAGTGGGACAATAGAGGTGTACACTTTTGGGAAATAGCGGAACACGCATTTACATTAGCAACCGATCAAAATAATTATGTTATCTATCGTTCTCCAAGCGATGGAGATGCTAATGGTATCACAACTACATTAACAGCCGGAATTAATGCAACTGATTTAACTATTCCAGTTGCTGCCGTGGCCCAGATGCCTTCTGCTGGAAAAATTAGAATTAATTCTGAAGTTATAAGGTATTCTTCTATTTCAAGTTTAAATTTAATTGTTTCTTCGACTGCAGATAGAGGAATTGATGGCACAACAGCAGCGAGTCATTCTTCTGCGGATGCAGTTACAAATATTGCTGATATGTGTTCAGATATTCTTGAGGCAAGTTATAGAACAACTTCTGATGTAGATACCCCTTTATCAAAAATAAATAGATCACAGTATTCAGCTTTTTCAAATAAAATTGCAACAGGACAACCCTCTCAATATTGGGTCCAACGATTTATAGATAGGGTTTCAGTTACTTTATATTTAACACCAGGTAGTTCTCAGAATGGAAACTTCATGCATTTTTATTATGTAAAAAGAATTCAAGATGCCGGAGCCTATACTAATGAGGCAGATATAGTTAATAGATTTGTACCTGCAATGTGTGCAGGCTTAGCTTATTATATGTCGATGAAAAAAGCTCCACAAAGAACACAAGAAATGAAATTAATTTATGAGGATGAAATAAACAGAGCGCTTCAAGAAGACGGTTCTCCAGCGAGTGTTTATATTTCTCCTAAAACTTATTATCCGGAGATATAATGGCAAAATTTGCAAAAGGAAAATACGCATTAGCAATTTCAGACAGAAGTGGATTAGCTTATCCATGGAGACAAATGGTTACAGAATGGAATGGAGCCTTTGTTCATTATTCAGAATATGAACCTAAGCAACCTCAATTAGAACCAAAACCATTTGTTGCAGATCCTCAAGGATTAGAACAAGCTAGACCAGCGCGAACAGAATTTGGTACTCAAGATATTTTACCAAAAAATCCATTTACAACGGCAGCTGCTTCTAAACAAGTAACAGTTTCAGAACCTTTTAGTGCTAGACAGGATGAGGATATTGTGAGATTCACTGCAGTTAAATCTTCAGTGGGTGGAGTCAGTATTCCTACTTTAGAATTATCTACTACTTTAAATGGAGATATTACAGCCAGTGCTACAACTTTAGTTCTCACTGATTCATCTGCATTTCCATTATCAGGATGGATTGTAATTGAAAAAGTACAAACTTCTGGTCCGGCAGGGGATTCTTATTATAAAAATGAAGTTATTAGATACACTGGAAACGCAGCAAATACTTTAACAGGATTAGTACGAGGAACAAATGCTCAATTTAGAGGAACCGTTCCTAACAATACTGAGGCGGTTACTCATAGTTCAGGGGCAAATGTTTATGGTGGTTATTCTATAACCATGGTAGAAACAACTGGTATACCACAACCAGGAATGCCAACTACTAGAACAGAAGAAAATAGTTATACTTTTCAAATGATCTCAAACGCGGCAGCCAGTGCAATAGGAGGAGGACTTCAAGTCTTAGCAGGACCTTTAGATTTCCAACAAGGATAATATGACATACGATGAATTAGTAACAAAAATTAGAAATTATACAGAAGTCGATTCAAACGTTTTGACTGCGACTATTATTGATGGATTTATTGAAGATTCAGAATTTAGAATTTTACGAGATGTGGATTCTGACAGCAATAGAAAATATGAAACAGCGGCTTTAGTGCTTAATACTAGGTTTATACAGGCTCCAGACAATGCTTTGGTTATTAGATCAGCTCAAATTGTAGACTCTGATGGGACGGCTTCGGCTGATAATAGGGATTTTTTACAGTGGAGAGACACAAGTTTTATGTCGGAATTTAATCCGACGGGTGCTACAGGGGTTCCCAAGTACTATAGCTGGTGGAATAAGAACGAATTGGTTTTTGCTCCTACCCCTGATGCTACCTATACAATTCAGGTAAATTATATCTTGAAAGATGCTGGATTATCTAGTACAAATACTACAACATATATCAGTTTGAATTTTCCCAATGGACTTTTATATGCATGCCTAGTCGAGGCTTATAGTTTTTTGAAGGGTCCACAAGATCTCTTGCAATTATACGAAACTAAGTATAAACAAGTACTCGAAGGATTCTCAATTGAACAAATGGGAAGACGAAGACGCGATGAATACCAAAGTGGTGTTCCTCGTATAGGAAAATAAGTTAAGGAGATAAAACTATGGCAATAACACAGGCAATTTGTAATCCGTTTAAGAAGCAGTTACTAGAAGCTGATATGAATTTTAAATCATCTGGTGGCGACAAATTTTACATAGCTCTATATTCCTCTACAGCAACTCTAAACTCAGCAACTACTGCTTACACGGCTTCAAGTGAAGTACCCAACACAGGCACTTACACTGCTGGTGGTGGCCTACTAGTTAATAGTGGAACTTCAATCACAGCTGGTGTAGCAAGAGTAGATTTTGGAGACAGATCATTTACTGGTGTGACTTTAACTGCAAGAGGAGCTTTAATCTATAACAACTCATCTGATACTACTAAAGCGTCAGTTTGTGCTTTAGATTTTGGAGCAGATAAAACAGCTACTTCTGGTACGTTTACAATTCAGTTTCCAGCACCAACATCAACTGCCGCTATTTTAAGAATCTCGGGTTAGTCGGGGAGGTAACTTCCTATGGCAACCACTTGGGGTCAATTTACGTGGGGCAGCAATTCTTGGAACACAGAAGTTAATACTATAATTCCAACCGGAATAGCATTAACAGCTAACTTAGGTACGCCCGCAGCTTTTTCTACAACAGGATGGGGAAGATACGCCTGGGGCGATCTATCTTGGGGCGTTCATTATTCTAACATTACAGAAATACCAACTGGCTTTTCTTTGCCAATGGTTCTTAGTGAAGAAACTATTACAACTGAAATTAACACCGGCTGGGGTAGGTCCAGTTGGGGAGCGATGGCCTGGGGTATTGCAGGTGATGTACAAGCAGGTTCATTCGCTTTACCAGCAGCATTAAATAGCGTTACCGTAACTCATGAAGTTAACGTTGGTTGGGGCTCCGACGGTTGGGGAGTAGAAGGTTGGGGTTCATCTATTCAGGTTGTACAAACATCTGGTATTGCATTAACTATGGCCGAAGGTGGAGCAGGTATTTCTACTTACGGAGATAGTTCTTTAACTCTTTCATCTGCAGGAACGGCGACAGTAACAACTGGCGCTGCTACTGCTTTCGCATCATTTGTCGCAGAACCTACTGGTGTTGCGATGACCATGAACCTAAGTTTTGATCCTGAGTATGTGAGTCCAACTGGTTTTGCGATGACCGCTGCTTTAGGTACAGCAGTCGGAGACAATATTACTATAGCCGAAGTGTCGGCCACATCCGCTGTTACATGGGGTAATTCTAATTGGGGTTATGGTGTTTATGGTAACCAACAAGTTAATACTCTTGTTATGTCAATGCAGGAAAACTTTAGCGGAGTGGATCCTGGTCCTGATGCAATGTTGGTTGGTCAAGCACTGGCTGCTAATTTAACAGCAGGTAGTTCTTATGATATTACAGGAGATGCAAATGTAACTATTGAAACAGCTATGGGCTGGGGCAATGGTGTATGGAGTGAATCTTATTGGGGCAATGGAGTTTATTTTGCAGATCCTAACTTTACATTTACATTACCAATGGGTCTTGGCACCGTTGTAGCCGACGCCAACACACACCCTGATATCACTGGTTTTGCTTTAGTAATGCAAGAAGGTGATGAAGATACTACTGGAAATGCTAAGATAAATTTAACTGGAAATGCCTTGACATTAGGACTTTCTAGCGCTACAAATGTATTGATTTGGAACGAAGTCCCAACCGGCACAGCACCGGTAGACCCGCCAGGATGGCAGGAAGTCGATACTAGCGCTGCTTAAATAAGTGTTTGACACTTATTAATAAATTAAATAAAATATGATTATTGGAGCATAGAAATTTATGGCGAATTCAACATCAGCTAGTTTAAAACTAACAGTCCAGGCTACTGGGGAAAACTCAGGAACATGGGGACAAATAACTAACACAAACTTATTAATCTTAGAACAAGCTATCGGTGGATATCAATCGATTGCAGTTACATCTGGTGCAACTTTAACGTTCACTAATGGTGCAGTTTCTAATGGTAAAAATCAAATTTTAAAATTAACAGGAACTATTGTAGGGGCGATTAACGTAGTTGTTCCAGATTCTGTTGAAAAAACTTACATTATTCAAAACTCTACAACTGGTTCGCATGCTGTAACAGTTAAGACTACTTCAGGAACTGGAGTAACTTGGGCCGCGGCGGACAAAGGTATTAAAGAAGTATATTCTGATGGTACTAACATTGTAGATACAGCATTTACAGATTTATCATCTGACTACTCACCACAACTTTCAGCAGATTTAGATTGTAATGCACAAGATATTATAATTGATAGTGGAAATTCTATTCAAGATGATTCTGGAAACGAATACATTAAATTTGTTAAAACAGGAACAGCAGTTAATGAAATAACTATAACTAACCAGGCATCAGATAGTGAACCATCAATTTCTGCAACTGGTGACGATGCAAATATTTCTCTAGACTTAATTCCAAAAGGAACTGGAACAGTTACGTCCGATGGGACGGCTATGAAAGTTTCTGGTAAAGAAACTATATGGGTACCGGCAACTACTATGTATCCTACGACTACAGCGGGTGCGAATGCAATAGCTTTAACTGAGTTGACTGCAGGTCAACCAGAAATTAACACAATCGATTTTGATGCTGGAACAGAAGAAAATGCTCAATTTACAGTAGCCCTTCCAAAATCTTGGAATCTAGGTACTGTTACCTACCAGGTTTTCTGGTCAGGTAATTCTACTAACACAGGTGACTGTATTTGGGGATTAAAAGGAGTAGCTATTGCTGATGCAGGAGATATTGATACAGCTTTCGGCACACCTATTACGGTAACAGATGCTCACGCTGGTACGGCAGACTACTTAGACGTTTCAGCTGAAAGTACAGCAATGACAATCGCTGGCTCTCCAGCTGCAGGCGAACAATGCTTTTTTAATTTTTACAGAGATGCAGATGCAGCGGGTGATACGTTTTCGGCAGACGCCAGACTTATAGGAATCAAACTACACTTCACTACAAATGCACCTAACGACGCATAATAAATAGAGGAGGAAACATGTTTGGATATCAAGTATTAGGATTCGGTTCTGGAGGCGGAGGACCGGCAGTAGCAACGGGCGGTAATATCACTTCCGACGGAACTTATTACATTCACACTTTTTTAGCAGGCGGACAATTTGCATTTACAGGAGGTTCTGTAGCAACATTACCCGTAGAATTTTTAACTGTCTCTGGAGGAGGCGGTGGTGCTGACGGCGGCGGAGACGGCGGCGGCGGTGGCGCAGGAGGATATCAAGAAGGAACAAGTTCAGGATTAGGAGTAGGAACAAATTACGCAGTGACAGTTGGAACTGGTGGCTCAGGTCCGGGTGGCATAAATGGTGGACAATCAATTTGGTCTGCTCCAGGATCAGCACCTACAGGTGGCACAGTTACAGCTATCGGTGGTGGCGGAGGTTCAGGTGGACCAGGAATGGGACCAGGACCACAAGGAAAAGCTGGAGGCTCTTCAGGCGGAGGCGCAAGAGGAGGCGGATCAGCAAGTGCACAAAATGCAAATTCCGGAGCCGGAATCGGTTATGGAAATGTCGGCGGTGGCGGCAGCATGGCAAGAGCTGGCGGTGGCGGCGGAGCTGGCGGTTCAGGAGGAACTCCTGGCCCTGGTGGTATAGGAAGACAAAACGATATAATAGATGGTTCACAAGTTTATTACGCTGGAGGCGGTGGTGGTGGAAACCAAACCGGTGGTGGCGGAGCTGGTGGCCAAGGCGGTGGAATGCCAGGCTCTACTGGATTCGGTGGAGGAATTTCTCCTGCACCAGCCAATACAGGTGGAGGCGGCGCTGGATCAGCAGACTCTCCTAGTGGAAGTAATGGCGGTAGTGGAATAGTAATCGTTAGATTTGATTCGGAGGGATAATGGCAACAACACCCATAGCAGTTTTAGATGGTAGTGATAACATTATAAACGTCATAGGATTAAAATCATCTGATGTAGACGATGGTGGC